TTTGCAATACAACTAAACTCTGTTCTTTTCTTGTTCTTAAAAATTTATTTAATATTTCATCACTAATATGTTCACAAGAAGTACACATCAAAACATCATATTGACCTGCATGAAAATCATTTATATCAGCAGTTTTAAATGATACTTCAGGATACATTATCTTACCATACTGAGCACATTTAGGGTCAACATCAAAAGATACAACTTTATTATTTGTAAAATCTCTCATCTTATCTGCCAACATACCATACCATCCAGCTGCGACACATACTCTTGGATTTTCTACAACAAAATCTAATCTCTGTGATATATTATCAACTAACCATTCTTTACTCATGTTTTGATTAGAGTTTACAGAATTGACAATAGATTTAATATCTTCATTATTAGATATTTTACCTATCAATTTAAGCAAATCCATATCTTCGGTAATCTCATTACCAACTATTTTAGATATTGCTTTTAAAATATTTTGCATACCAGCCTTCATTTAACATTTCTTTATTTCTTTGATTAAACAAGTAAACCACATAATCTTGTTCATCTAATACTGTTTGATAAGAACAAAACTTATCTTCTATTGTGTACAACTTATAATTATCAATATTCTCATATATAAATTGGTCCATACCTCTTCTATACTTTAACAAATAATAATCCATTTGTTCTAAAAACTTATCATGTATCCAAGAACAATCACCTTGCCATGACATTATAGAGGAGTTTAAAGGTGTATGATAAGCAGGTCGCCAATGAGCTGAACATAATGTAAACTCTTTTCTTAAAAAATGGTTACAATCACCTTTTATTAATGTATCTAAATCAAAGTATATGTTTTGGTCATCTGTAAACTTTTCAAACATTAATAGTTTATTAAATACACCTCTTTCATCATCATATCTGTTTTCAGTTATTACTTCAAACTTATCATATTTTAAGTTAGAGTAATTATCAATCATATGTTTTAAATTATCAACATACCATTGACTATACTTTGTACCTGTATTTACACAAATTACTCTCATTGCCAATTATCTTTTACCCATGACTCTTCATTATCGTGTATATTATTCCACACATTTGCAAAATGAACAATCTTTATATTTTCATTTACACCCTCACCAAGTATCATGTAAGGTTCATCAAAACTATCCATATACATTTTATTATATCTTAAATTCTTATCGGGGTCTTTATCATATTTTGATATCCATTTGCCTGGCATTCTAGTAATTTTTGTACCATTTTCAACGCATGTATCATACACAAAGTTTTGTTCTCCGTAATATTTGTAATGAACGGTACGATTATTAAAATAATGTGTTTGCCATTTTTCTGGATTTTTCATATATTTGTCATGTACAAACTTTAATGAACCTGCCTTAAATTTATACCAGCCACCGTTGATTGGTATATTTTCTTTGTTAGTTGTCCACCATTTTGTATAAGATACTAACTCATTATCAGAAACAGGATAGTTTACCATTTCTGTAATATCATTTACAATAACTTGGTCAATATCTAAAACAATAATATCACCATCACCTGTAAACTCTTTATCAAAGAACTTTAACTTGTGCCAATGTCTTTTGATATTACTATCTTTAGGTAATGATATTACTTTGTCTGCCTTAACAGGTGTATCTGAATAACATATAAACTCAAAGTCTACCTTACAATGTTTTTTAAAACCGTTGTATAGTTTTTCAACATAGTCAGGACTATACATTGGTTTCTTGTAAACTTCATCTAAAGCTTGAAAGTATAAACAAAATATCTTAATCATAAAAAATCTTCTTTGCTGAAAAATAATTATCCCAATTATCTGCTTTTAAAACATAAGAAAGATTATGTCTTTTTATTAATGTTTCATAATGATGACCGGTGTCATACCAATCATCTCCATTTTTTGCCCAAAACAATTGTTTTAATGGTTGATAGAATACAAATTTTCTGATATTGTTTCTTTGTAAAATATCTCTTATAGATTTTATAATAACTAAATTATTTTCAACCGTTGATTCAGGCATATAATCTCTTTTTATATATTCTCTAAAACCAAATAAAATTTTATTTGTATCTTTGTGATATTCATTCAAATCAACTTTTTTATTGTAGAAAAAACACCATTCATCTCTATCATCTCCATAATGTCTATCATGCATAGGCCTATGTTTAGCCACAAAATCTCCAACTTGTGTTTTAAAGCTATATGAATCAAAACAAGAAAACCATACATGCACCTCACTACCAAAAGCTTTTGCATAATCAAAATCAAAATTTGCTATCTCATTTAATAAATTATAATTTGACCATTGTTGATGATAAAAGTAAATATCTTGAGGAAATTTAATTATCATTTTACACCACCATCATACATACCAAACGCCCAATATTTTTCTTTACACCAAAAACATTTTTTACAAGGTACAATTTCGCCTTCATAACCCGAAGTACACGATACAGTTTTGTAAAATAAATTCATAATATTGTATTCTTTATAAAAATGTGCAATAAATTTTTTGTCTACCATTGATAAAGGTCTATGTGTATCAAAAAAAGATTTAACATTGGTGCCGTATCTTTTTCCATGAACACCTGCATTAAACTCACTAGTAAATGTAGCTACGGGGTCATCTCTTTTACAATCTCTATTATGATAAAATCCACCTTCAACCATGTCTTTTACAGGTGGGTTAGCCGTATAAGAATTAACCGTTATGTGAATAATCTCATCTTCTTTTAACTTATTTTTTATAGGGTCGTGAAACTTACCTTTATCTGTGCTACTTTTTTCTTTATGATATTGAAATATATAATTATCGTGTATATCTACTTTAGGAAAAGCCTCTTTAACATAATCAACAACTGCGTTAGATGATATTCTTGAATCTGCAACTCTAGCCATATCATGTCCATGCATTGGTATTAATTCAAAATCCCACAATTGATTATCATTAATACATTTAGCCATGTACCATAATGAAAAGGCTGAATCTGCTCCACCAGAAACCCACACTCCTAGCTTTCTAACAATATGTTCTTTGTTAAAATTTTTAGCAACAACATTTTCTGTAAAAATTTTTTGAAAAAAATCTACCCTTTGTCCGTTATATTCTAATATCATTTTACACCACCATCATACATTCCAAATGCCCATTTTTTCTCTCTACACCACCAACATTCTTTACAAGGTTTTGAAAAGTAATCTGTTTTTTCTGCATACTCAACACATGAAGCTGTGATAGGAAATAAGTTATTCATTAAATCAAATTGTTTATACATCTCAGCCACAAATCTTTTATCAAGATATTCTAACGGACAATAAAAAGGTTTGCCATGATTTTCGTGGTAAGGTACTCTATCATGGCCATGCCTATCTCTTCTTTCTTCTCTCTTAAATAATAAATTGTTTTCTTTTGCAACATCTTCGGGTGGATTTGCTGAACGACCATGAAACAATACATCAATAATACCCTCTTTTCTTAATCTATCTTCGTGAGCTCTATGATGATTTACTTTATCTTTTTCGTGAGATTTTTGATAATGATTTACTTGGTGTTCATAAAATTTTACTTTAGGAAATAACTCTTTAAATAAATCAACAATCTCTCTTGCATTCCAGATATTAGTTGGTCTTTTTTCATCAACACCTGTAATAGGCACAATTGTTGTATCTAAATTTCTTTTAACTATTTCACGACAAGTCATATACATTACCAAGGCAGAGTCAGCACCACCTGATAAGTTTATACCAATTTTTTTAAATTTATTTAAACTAGGGTAAGGATCCCAAAAATCTAATTCACCATGTTTAGTTTTGTATATCATTTTGCCACTCACATATATTATCAAATAAAGGTTGATTTATTTCTTTTAAATCTCTATAACAATGTTCACTTTTATAACCTAATCCCATAAAAAATATCATGTTTGTATCATTATACCATATTTTATTTTTATTTTCATTATTTTGTATGACACAACCACAAAAAGAAGCTTCTAATTTGTAATAGTTTGCCACTAAAGCAACAGCAAACGCATGTGCCATAGAACTTTGATACCCTTTAATTTTTGTCCATCTAACCTGTTCGTTATTATCATCAATTATTTTATTGCCATAATGATAATGAGAAAAACTAAATTTTAGTAGATATGGAGCCAAAACTTGTGTATTAAAACTTACTTCTTTACCTAATTTAGTCATTTGATTATTTTTTATTTTATTTTCAAAGTTATCTAGGTGAGGTGTTAATGTTTCAACCATACCACTTTCACCATTATTTCTTAAATCAAATTTTTTCCTATAATTCATATCCTCTACAGTTGATAAACAAAGTTTTCTTTTTTCATCTTTATACTCTGGTCCATATAAATCAACTTTGTGGTGCCAAATATTTGCAAATACAGGAGTTTTTTCTAACGACCTTTCTAATATTTCATGTATTACTTTTTTATTAGGATAATTTTCTTGGTCAAAATAAGTACAATTATATCTATTTAACATAGCCTGAGGATACAGGCTCAAAGAATCATCAGCTTCCATTTTTATACTCCACAGTTTTGTTGGCTCTATTACTACCACATATTCTATTACATATTTTTATTGTTCTTTCTTCCCAATATTTTTTTAATATTGGTAAATTATATCTATAAGATTCAACAACAGTATCAAAGTCATATTTGTCTAAATCAAATTTAACTTCATTGTCAATTAAAAATCTATAAAACTCATCTTCTTTTTTTTCTACACCATAAGTTTTTTTAGCCACCTCTGCATGAACATGACAACAAGGTAATAACATATTATCTGGTGTTAAATAAAATTGTTCTTTTAATATTGCCTTACATCTTACAGGTGTGCTAATATGTCCATCTTTTAACGCTGACGGTTGATATTTTTCATCTTTTGGTATTGATATTTTTCCATGTTTTTCTTTTTTATTAAATTTTACATTATATTCTTTTGACATATCATCAGATACATTAAAACCCCTTGAACTAATTTTCGTCATAAAAGATTTAAAACCTATCTTTTTTGACAATTCACTAGCTTCTTCTATTTGATGTTCGTTGTGTGCAAACACAATATAAATCCAATCTGCATGACCTCCTGATTTTATAAAAGCTTCTGCATTTCTCATTATAACATCAAAATCAGTTTTCATTCTATACATTGGATTAGTGTCTTTTAAACCATCAACTGCAAAATTGATTGCTACACCTGGTATTTTTCCTAATTCAGTCCAAAACTCTTCGTTTCTCATACCACCATTTGTATCAAATCTTTGAGTTATACCATATGAAGAAACTAAATCAGTTATCTCATAAACTTTAGGATGCATAAATGGGTCGCCATAGTTTCCACAATAAGACCAATGATTTAAGTTTTGTGCTGTTTTGGAATCTAATATATTTTTAACGACATCAATTTCAACATCTCTGTATCCTGTTTTATGTACTATTTCAGATATACCGGGACCTATAGTGCCCGTTCTAGGACACAATGGGCAACCTGCGTTACATCTGTTAGTGATTTCAGAGTCTATTCTATGTAATACTTCCATAATATTCATCCTTAAAGTATGGTGTCCATTCAGGAAAATACTTTAATATATTATCACCTCTTAATTTATCTCTTGCCTTTATTTTAGAAATCATGCTGTGCATTTGTAATTCATCAAACTCTAAATTTTCAAGATACTCTAAAGGCTTTTGTATTTTGTCAATTACATCATAAGAGTTTTTATATAGTCTATCTAAATATAAATCTCTAATATCAGGTGGTAAACCTTTCAATGTAAACCATGTTGGTCTTGTTAAGTTAAAGAAACTAGGTGTTCTACCAAACTCTTCAGCACCTTTTACAGCCTCATCTACATAACCTACATTTAAAGGGTTTAATGTAAATGCAAAACCCATTGCCACATTTGGCAATTTACTCATTAGTTGTATGTTCTTGTAAACTTCAGGCCATTTTGAAGGATATCTAATATAATCATTTTTTGGTCCCCACAATTCCATTGAACATTTGTAGTGTACATGTTGAAACTCTTTTAACAAATCATAAATGTATTGCATATTAGGGTGGCCAAAGTTATTAGAAAATGCAAATATCTTTTTATCTTTTGCCCAACCTTCTTTTACACACTTCTCTAATATCTGTACATATTGTTTAATTAACCAAGTCTCACCACCAATTAATTGAATTCTTTTTGTTTTCTTTATAACTTCCCAAAACTCATCTTCATCTATATTATTATCTGTATATCTAATTAAAGGATATTTAAAAGGCATTTCGGAACCAGAACGGATTTCTGAACGCTCTAATATTTTTTCTGGCGTATATTCACCTAAGGCAATCCACTCTTCAGCAACACCAGATGAATCTTCCGCTGAACACATTAAGCATTTTAAATTACAAAAATTACCCCATACTTTAATTTGTGCTGTGTGAATTTTATCTGGTATAGGATATTCAGCACCTGGATTATCTTGTACAAACTTGACTAATCTATCTAACTCTGCTAACTCTTCTTTATCGTTTTTCATGTCATTGTTGTATGCAATTCTAGGTGTAGAAAAACCTCTGTATTCAGTTTCTATACAACGATAACAAGTTGCGATTGTAGCTTCTCTTTTCTTATTGCCATTTGCCATCTCTTCTCGTAGATTGGCTAACTCTGGTTGATTCCATACACCATTGATACCTATTTCTGATACATGTTTCTTTACATTCATGGTTGTATTACAACAAGGGTGTGCTAAACCGTATGTCGGTATATACATATGAATAAATGGCTGAGAACAAAAGAACTTACCCTCTTTTTTGATAACATGGTCTAACATCTTACCAATATCAGGTTTGTCTTTTTGAACTGGAGAAACTGGAGTAGGTTCTTTTACAACCGTATCTAGTTTTTTAAGTTTCTTGGCTGGTGTCTTTCTTTTGATTTTCATACTCAATAATTTCCACAGCGTATTTTAAAACCTCATAAGGAGATTGTGCTTTTCTAATTAGAGATTTATATTTACTATTGTCAGATTTTTTAATTGTATCATATTCAAACAACTCTAATTTTAATGCAAATAATAACTCTTTATCTTTTTCTTTGTCAAATTTGCCTTCAATAAAATACGATAAGAAAAATTTTAAGATTACAGCCACTTGTTCAGGTGATTTTTGAACATTTGCTAGGTAATCTTTTGCGTCAAATATAAGACCTTCTTTTTTAGCAATCTTTACTACTTGTCTTTCAAAGTGTCTTCTTTCAACTTTTTTTCTATCATGTGTTATATCAAGTAATTCATCCTCAGAGATGAACTTTGTTAGTGCTTGAAAATATGGGTGGTTTTTATCATGTTCAATTACAGTCGGTATTACTTTTGTACCATCTTCATCTCTACAATGAATTTCTATATTTTTTCTTTCGTTATCAATATAGAATGCTGTAATCAAATGATTTTTTAGATATTCTTCAGTAATCATTAATTAATCCTTTTCATTCTTTCGTCATTAATATAATCAATTAAATTATATTTAGCTTGCCATCCATATTTAGTCAAGACGGAAATGTCTGCTTTATTATCTAATCTTTCAATTTCTGTACCTATTCTACTTTCATAATTAATATCAAAGTGTGACATTATGTCAACTAATTTGTGAGATACGCCTGTGCCTATATCTATCACACCATATTCATTTTTATCAATCATTAATATAATTGCACCACACAAGTCATCAACATGAATAAAATCACGACTGTGGTCTACATTTATATAAGATACATCATCTCTAATTAAACTAGGTATTAACATTTGTTCTCTTGCATTAGGACCATAAGTAGTTGTAAATCTCATACCTAAAGATTTTTCTGGTGCTAATTGTTCTATTGAAAATTTACTAAACGCATATGGATTTCTCCACGGCTCTTTTGCTGTGCTGGAACTTGCATATAAAAGTCTAGTATCTTTGTATTTGTCAAATATTCTTTGACTTACAATTACATTTTGTTTCCAATAATTTGTAGGATTGTCTAGTGATTGTCTAACGCCTGAAAGACCAGCTAAATGAATTACTAAATCAATATCGTCTGGCAATTCACATGTTTGTAAATCATCACCATACTGTAAATCTAAACACAGTATATTAGAGTCAAAATTATTTTCAATGTGTGTTTTTAAGTTAGAGCCAATGAAGCCTTCACTACCTGTTAATAGTATATTCATTTGTATATTATATAATACCTAGATTAAATTGGCAACCTAGGATTTGTTTATCTTTAAAAAATATGTGTTAATTGTTGTTAATGTTCCGTTAGGAAATTCCTGTGCTCTATAATCGTTTGCATTTACAAATCTTGTTTGATAATTACCTGAACCATTTAATCTTTGGTCAACCATTCCAGAACCTCTATTATTACCTGAACCATTTATATTATAACTAATAGAATAACCGTCAGATGATGAGGCAGCCGTATATCTAATCCATTCTTGTAATAACGATTGAAAGGTAGCTGTAGGATAAATTTGTATTTGGTCATCACTTCTAATAAAAACTGGTGAAGTAAATGATGTATCAGTACCGTTAATTATTTGTAAATAATAATTTGTAAGTGTAGTAGGTTGGTCTTGTGTTTCAGGTATTGAACCTGCTGTATAAGCACCTGTATTTGCGCCAGTATCAGAAAATACAGGAGTTGCTGATACTAAAGTTGAACCTGCAACACTTGAAGATGTTGATATATGATAAGTGCCTGCTTGGTCTGTACCTGTAGAACCTGAAGCCAACAAATCAATTGCTGGATGTAAAAAAGTATCTTTTACATCTTGCAAATTCATTGCTTTGATACTTGTACCGTCATAATACACAGGCCATGTTTTACCTGAATCTCCTGTCGGCGTTACACTTGCATTTGAAGAATCTATTTTAGAATAGTTTACAGAAACAACTGATGGCTCAGCAGTTGTGGCTTCACTAGGGTAACTTGTTGCACTTGAAGATGAAGAACCTGCCTGTAATCTTGTATCTGTAATTGTTCCTAAACTACCACCTGAACTAACAACTGATAAACTTACACTAGGGCTTAATGAATATTGATAAACTGTTTGTTGAACTATTTGGTCAACCAGAGCGGTTGACATTTCTTTTAAATTACCATTATCGTTATATAAGGGTGCTCTTACAGCCATAATAAATCTCCATTTTTAAGCGCCTGCGCCATATAAAGTTTTCAATGCAACACCTGATGAGTTGTATATAATTAATTGCACCACACTTTTTAATTCATTTTGACCAATTGAATCTGTTCCCATCATTGATTCAGTAATTGCGTCTGTAGAGCCTGTTGTGATAACAGTACCAGTCTCATTCGGAAAAGTAATTGTTCTATCTGCTGTAGGGTCTGTTGCAGCTAGTGTAGTTTCAAAACCGTCTGCTGTAGCACCTTCAAATATAAAACCACCTGATGAATTAGAAGTATAGTAATAACCACTTGTTGTTAAATTATTTGAACCAAAATCAACATCTGTTCCTGAACGAGGATTAATTGTATTAGTTTTTAGTGTGCCTTGAATAATTAATCCGTCATTAATATTAATTTCAGTAGAATCTGTTGAACGAATTGTATTACCCGAAATTTCTATAGTACCTAAAGTTGAAGTTGAACCTGTATTAATAAAATTAGCGGCTGTAATTGTACCAGTTGTAGTTAAATTTTCATCACCAAAAGATATTGTACCACTTGTGTCTGTGATAGAACCATTTGATAATGATAAATTTCCTGTTGAAACTGTTGGTGCTGTAACAGAGGTTGTGATAGAAACTGCACTAGGTAAACCAATAGTCAAGGTATCTGTTGCACTTACAACTGCTTCAATTTCATTTGAAGTACCAAATACTCTAAGTATTTCACCACCACCAATAATCTGTTGTGTTGATGAACTATCTTCAATTGTCCAACCAGCAGTAGATGTAGCAATACTAATAGTCTCATTCATTGCGTCAACTAGATTAGTTGCTACAATTGAACCTGATAGGTTTGCTATATCACCAAAATCATTAGCCGCTAAGTCGTTAAACTCCGTTCTAAATGTTTCTAGTGTATCTGTTACTGCTATATTTCTAACTGCCATTAATTAACTCTTTGATTAAACCTTTAATTTCTCTTAACTCGGTCTTTAAATTATTTATATCTTTTACCGCATTTCTTATTTGGTCGCCATGTTGTTCTCTT